AACAAGGCTTCCCAAAAGAAGAGACTCGCGAAGTTGCTGGGTAGCCATAGGCGACCAAAACTTCTGCACCTGATATTGAACGTCTGTTAGATTAGTAGATGCCATTTTAAAACTCCTGTTTTAATTTTATTTGTCCCAAATAATTTGGTCTTTGTTGTACTTGCGCATTTCCTTTGTCGATCCCAGCTTACGCCACTCGCTTTCGGTAATCATTCCTAGTCCACCTTCCAAACCTTTTGGGGCTTGGCTTGGCAATTTGCCGCGAGTGCTAACCATTTCCGGCCATTCACGTTTCAAAGCCTCTGCTTGTCGCGCTACCGTCATTTGGTCAATTTCGCCAGTCTCAGGATTTACTACAACCTCAGACACGTCGATAAGTTTAACCCACTTTGGATCTACCGTACCGCCCAGAGCTTCTAGTACAGCGTTCATCTTACGGCCTTGCATGATGCGGGCTTCAAGATCCTCTCTAGCCTTGCGTTCACGCTCAAGCTCTTCATTACGAGCCTTCAGTAGAGCCTCAAAGTCGCCTCGCTTCCTTGCTTCGCTTTCTTCGCGCTCTTTTTCTTTTGCCAGAAATTCTGTTAGCTGAGATTGAATTTTTTTCTTCTCATCTAAAAGTTTTCTGTGAGTTTCGTAATTTACAGTTTCACGCTGATCTTTGTTCTCTGGTTCGGCCACAGGCGCACCAGATTGCTCCACAGGAGCCTTCTGCTCGGTCATTGTTCACCTTCCATAGTTAAACTGGTTAAATTATATCACTTTTAACTTGCGTAACAAGTCCGTAAACGTTTTTCTATAAAATCTTACCGTTTGATTAAACTCTAAACGTGACAAATTCATAAAAACACGCGGGGGCCTGTTGCGTCTAGCGTTACCTTTATGGTTCCAGATTGCAACGTCTAAATTGGTTTTTCCGTCATCACGTCTGCCTGTTGGCTCAATGTAGATAACACCATTTCGAGCGATGGCTTTTACGCTATCAAGCATCTGACCTGTACGGGTTAAGTTAGATCTTTTAGGCGTAGTCAATGGATTAAGGCCAGCAAACATTTTGCGCTGTTTAATATAACTTGGAGCTAACGGGGCAAATTTTTGTTTTTGCCCATATTGCTTATCCACTCCGTAGCCAAGCCTTGTGCGCTTTACGATAATAGACGCGGCAAAGTCACCCGTAGGCTGCAGTGAGCTAGCTTTGACGGCCTCTTTACTAACGACCGTCTCTAGCTTTTTCATGATTCTGCTAAATTGTATAACCGCAGATTTCCTAGCCATTTTTCACCAGTTTTATGATGTTATCAAGCTCCCTATCTGTGATGCCCAAGAAGTCGCGCGCTTTACCAGCGATAGGCTTTGATTGTCCGTAAGTGCCTCTGATATTTCCGTCAGCTTTGGCGTTTTCTTCAGAGCCAGGCTCAAAGCCAATAGTAACGCTGCGCCTAGTTTTATCTAAGACAGACAAGGCTGCGAGCATGTCACCGGATAACTGCAGGTCAACTTTACCAGGTGACTTACCAGCTATTTTAAAATCAAGGCTGTCTTTATAGGTTTTGGAATACTTAGCAAAACGCTCACCGTCCTTATCTTTACCTTTTTGAGTGCGGTCTACAATCCGCTCAACAATAAGGTCGGCTACTTCGTCCTTTTCGTCGGAAGTAAGGCCGTAACCTGACAAATCAACCTTGATCCGTTGCCATTTCGCTGCCATTTTCTACCTCTGCAGAATTTTCAGCTTGCTCAGTTTGGCTTTCTTCAACGCCACCGCGTTCTTCGTCAATTTCTTCAATCAACTCTTCTACTTGCTCCATAGTTAACTGTGGATTTAGTGTTGATATCGCTCGCTTGCGAGTAGTAAATCCGGCAGCAAACTCATCACGCTGATCGGCAATTAATTGGCTGCGCTGAGTACCGACAGGCACAACACTAAACCGCGCTTTGACGGATGCGGATGGACTAAATAGCTGGCGATTTTCTACTAGGCCCTGGCTTACCCAGACAGGATGCATACTGTGAAGTATCAAATCCCACAAATCAGTCTCAGCTTTACCAAATACCAACGTCTGAGCTTGTCTAACGTCATAGGTATCTGCTTCGTCTATCATCTTAGCTATGCCGCTTGACGCTTGGTCAGTCGTAAGTTGTCCGACTGCGCCAGACTTAATACCTTTAGAACCAAGCCACATGGACATTTCAGATTGAATCAGGTTTAGCACCTCTTCATAGTCTACTTCAGGCTTGATTGTACCAATTTGCACTTCTTTTTCTGGATCATCAGCCTTTAAAAACCATAGAGCATTAGGCGCATAGGTCGGATTTTCTATGTTGCCGTCTTTGATATACGTCATAGAAAATGCAGAAAACATTGCTGCGAGGTTAAGATCGGTTAACGCTGAAGGCACGTATTCAGTCATGCGAAGGCTATCGACATCTGGCACAGGTACAAGCCGCAGTGCAGAGCTATTTGCATATACAAAAGGCAACACGCCATAGGGATTAACACCGTCACCTATGCCCATTTCTTCCATGGCTTTAGCGTCAATCGTCTCATCTGACTTGATAATGTAAAACTCTTCGTCAGTGTATACCCAGAAAATCTCACGATTTTGTGAGTCTTTACCAGCTAAGAGGGCAACACCTGTCGGCTTAGTCGGGTTGATTTCATCGGTTGACCAAACTACAAAGCGGTCATTCGGGATGATTCTAAGTGCTGGCCCTGCCTCAGTAGCATAAGGATGAATTAATGTAGACTTACACGCATTATAAAGCCTATTGGCGTTGTGCATCATTTTGTTTACATCTAGCTGGCTCTCATACCACCCTAACAATGCTTGGTCAGAGTCTTCACCGCCCACAACTTCGCGCATGACTCCAGTCTGGTAAATGTTGGTAAGTTTGTCGACGTATCGCGGCAAGATATTAATAGGCACAAGCCTCTCAACGGCATAGCTATAAACTCTATCAGACAAGATACGCTTTAAGGCTTTAGTGAGGTATGGCTCAAGATTACCCTCTAAAATGTCCAACGTCTTAAAATGAGTCTGCAGCACAGATGCCTGTGCCTTGATAATTTTGACTACCTTTTTCGGATCTATCATTTTAAAGCCTCATAAAATTATTGAGTGACTTGGCCCACGCTTTTCATCATACATATCTCTGACGATAGCATAGCCTAGCGCAGTTGTGACGTGCTGGTAACTCTTAGAATCATCCTCAATTAGCTTACCGCCTTTTTTAAACGCTGTCAGCCTTAAGCCCTTGTCTAATATCGGGCAGTTATGAAGAAATAACCTGCAATCTCCGGCCTCATTGAGGGATAATGCGTTTACTGTGTTATGCCTGGTACGTATTGCTGGGTTAGCTAACGGTACTTTGTAGGTATATTTTATACCGTTGCGGTCTAACGATTCTTTAATAATTTCATAGTCTGACCGCTTTGATGCCGTATGTCTGGCTTTACCGGAGGCGTCACCATGTACTTCATACTTTCTGTCTGGCGTAATGATGCCGCGGTCAAAAAACTCTGCCATGATTTCATCAGTGCGCGCGCCTTCGACAATGACCTCAGCAAAGACATGGTAGGTACCGTCAATCTTGCACATAGCAATAGCTGACATTGGTTTACCGTCACCGATGTTAAAGTCAAAACTGAGCATGATTGTGGCATCTGCAGGAGGTATAAAGTCATCTTGAATATGCTGACGCTTAGAATCGTATTGGTAATAAATTACTTCATCCTGAATCTCAATCCACTCACCGTAAAGCATTCGACGGGCACGCTTAGGGTCTAAATCTTGTTTAAGCTGCGCAATATACTGCGGAGGCAGGAAAGGATTGTCTTCTGTGCGCGAAAAGTAAACATGTCTGGTTTGGCTTTTAGATTCTATGAAGTGACGATAAGCCCAGTGACCTGGAGAGTCTGGGTTAGTCGCGGCAATGATGAGAGGCGTCTTAATATGAGGCAAACGTCCTACACGCATTTTGATTTCGTGATAGGCTTGCTCATCGTCACCATGATTTTCAGTTAGCTCTTCTATAGCAGCCATTGAAAGCTCAAGTGACCTTAGTTTTGAATAGCGTTTATCTGCCCATGAACGCGAAATAATCTCAGAGCCATTGGCAAAGCGTATGCGTCCGATGTTATCTGTCGACTGCCAGATTTTTTGATCGACTCCTTCTAAATGCTCTAATATTTTTAAATACAGCGTGTCTTTTAAGTCAGGTAAAGCTCTACGGCCTATCAGCACTCTTGCGCCATTATTTTCAACACAGTGACGGACAACTAAATGAGCCATTAAAATGCTCTTTGAACTTCCGACGGATCCGGACAAAAGCACTTCATGTGTTCCAAGAGAATAGTCAAACCTAGCACAGTCGATAATTACTTTTTTTTGAAAAGGAATTACTGTCGGATTAAACTCCGATAGCGTAGGCGTGCTGACGGCCATTACTTGCCTTTTTTCTTTTTAGTCTTTGACTTGCCAGCCTCAGACAAAGAAATCGCTACCGCTTGCTTCTGGCTATAGCCTTCGTCCATTAGCTTTTTGATATTCTTAGATACAATCTTGTCAGATTTTCCTTTAGCTAGTGGCATTACTTTTCTTCTCCATCTAAAAGTTTTACAGGGTCATAACTTAATACAATAGGCTGAGCATCTTTTGATTCGAGCACAACTCTATCAGACCATTTAAGTTTGTTTTTAGTCATAAAGATATAAACGTGACCATTAAAGCCTTTGATATTTCCTATCGTGCCTTCGATGCCTAATTGCTCATAAAAGAGCCTCATCTTAGACTCACCTATCTCCCTTGATTCTGCGAAAGACGGCTGAGAATCGCACCAAGAATGAATAGTAGTCACTGGCACGCCAATTACTCCAGCAAAGCTATGAAAGCTCAAGCCTTTGGCCATGTGATCGACTAATAATGCATCGAATGTTTTAATGTAGGTAGGCGCGGGATCGCGCTTTTTGACTTTCACGTCTGGGAATCGTCCCATTTTAGAACCCTCCATAGTCCCACAGGTAACTATAATAAAAGCTCTCAGAGCTTTAATACTATTAGAATATACGAATACTGCAATGTAAACAAGGCACAATGATATTTGAATCACTGTCAAAAATTTATACACATTGTAAAAAACTTAAACAACACACCAAAATAAAATCAATAATTTCAATTATTTAAATATGGTATTCAATTTGAAATAAAAACTAAAGTTTTTTGTAATCGATCCGATACGCAATTAAAAGAGGTAATTTTATGACTTTGCAAAATATAGACAAAAAAATAATCTATAAAATAAATAAAATAGATTTAATCACCGGAAAATTAATCGAAACATGCGAGTGGTATTTTAAAGAAGACGCCTATAAAGATTTTGATGATAAATCTGAGTCAATGATTTGTAACATGGTTATGGTTTTAATCAAAGACGATGGTAAAAATAAAAAAATAATTTCCGAACGCAGACGATTATAAAATTAATCTCTAAAAACCTTGTGCCACACGGCCCGCAAAGTAGCGGGTTTTTTATTTTTTCCTTATGTGTGTTAAACTTAGGCAACTGAAACAACCTGGGGCCTCCAATGAAAACTTTTCTCATTGTGCCGGATGTTCACGTGCCGTATCACTGCCCGAAGGCGGTGAAGCTAGTAACCAAAATAATCAAAGAATTAAACCCAGACGGATTAGTGCAATTGGGTGACGCTCTTGATGCCTTTCAAATAAGCACCTATTCAAAAGATCCATCCCGCAGAAATCTACTTGTAGACGATATTGAAGACTGGAAACTAATCTTAAATGACTGGGCGAGGCACCTCAAATCGGGTGCCTCAATTCATTTACTAGAAGGCAACCATGAGCATAGATTAAGCAGGTACATTGCAGGAAACTGCAGAGACCTGCACGGCCTTGTCCCAGACTGGCCTACGCTACTAGGCATAGAGCTAAGAAACAAAACAAGCCGCCATAAATGGCATTGGCATCCTTACACAAAATGGAATAGCTGCCAGATAGGTGATTGTACATTGCTGCATGGATTTTATTTTAATCAGCATGTAGCCGCGACATGCCTAGCAAAATATCGCACCAACGTAATTTTTGGGCATACTCATCGTGTGCAGTATGTATCTGACGGAGTACACTACGCGGCTAGCCTTGGTCACATTAGCAATGAAGTTGAGACCGCGCATCAGCCAACTCCTTCAGGCTGGCAACAATCTATTGGATTACTGCATGTAGACTCTCACGGTAAAACCAAGCTAGATATAGTCCCAATTCATAACGGTCAGGCGGTGATATATGGCAAAAAAATCAGTATTTGATTTAAAGCGTCCGCCACGGAGCGTGACTGTCTGCGGCCATAAACTCAAGGTTAAAGTCGTACCTTACTTAGAGGATGACGCCCAAGAGTTACTTGGAGCCTTCAACAGTGAGACTAAAACAATTTTCATTTTAAAAGGCTCAGACTGGCGCAGCATTTTGCTACATGAATGTTTACACGCATGCCTCTATTTCTCAGGAGCAAGCGAAGGATTAACTGCTACCAAAGAGGAAAGCATAGTTTTAAGCCTTGAGCATGGCATTGGGCCTTTAATTTTTTAATCTTGGGGGCCGGTCGCTACTCCGGCATCGTCGTTAACCAACACTACCTGACGTCCAAGGTAAGAGCGTGTCTCCAGGGTTTAGCTCGCTATTAAATTGCCAAATTAAGCCATCGCAACCATGGCACCCAGCTTCCCACACCGCCCCAAGATTTTCTAAAGCTCATACCCTTTATCTTTCAAAACCTCATACAATTTATCGCGGCAAACAAACGCATTGAAGTTATCAGGGTCTTCATGCTTACAAACGCCTCTTAGCCACTCTGCATAATCCCAGACAGCTGAATATAGCTTTGAGGCATTGGCATGTAGCTCGTAGTCTTGCTTTTCTTCTGGCAAAGTAAATTCAAAAATAGCTTTCATTTCACCCTATCCGCATCAATTTGCTTCAGCATTAAACCAAACCCGATGCTAGCAAGTATGCGGTCTGGGTTATCCAAATTATCTAACGTGTCACCCTTGATTGTTTTATTTACAATGCTTTCTTGGATAAAACCTTTAAGGCTTTCCTTAGCAAACGGACATTTCAGCCATTCTTTCAAACCTAACTCTAAATAATGCAATCGCGCCCTGTCTAAAACTCTACTCATGATTCTTCCTTTATAAATTAATGGCCTGGTCCGCCATTTACATAAAGATTCTTTAAGCGTTTGTTACTCTCAGCCTGCAGCTGCCTGTGAAGAGGCGGGCAGGATTCACACCTCGTAATGTCGATATACCCATTTCTTTGCGGACTGCCCCACCGTTTCATGCACCGCGGGCATAGATAGCCATAGCTTTTAAACGGCTCATTATCAAACTTAGGCCGAAATTGGTGATAGCTATTCATCCGTCTAAATCCTCCGGCTCGTCTACAATCATGTAATCTTTTGAGTTTGCCCACCTCTCAGTCAGTGCCCTGAAGTCATCCTCTGCCACTCCGTAAAGAAGCTGAATGATGTTGTGCACTGGTACCTCGTAGCCATAGAGCAAAAAACTCACATCAGACAGGTGCTCTTCGCTATACTGCAAAAACTGGTGCTCTGCATATTTTCTGCTTATCCGTTTCATAGAGTCTCCTGAAGTTTTCCCCAATGTATTTTTTACCTATTAAGTGTGCAAGCACAAAATCAGTTTATTTTTTGTTTATTTCTATCCCACAAGCGATACCGATAGACGGCAAATCATCTAGTAAAGTTTGCAAATCGTGCAGCCGAGAAACGTGCCATTTACGCTCGCTTCCAAGATATGCATTTAAAACCGTCTTCCAAGCACCTCCTGACGCAACAGAAACGATTTTAGACGCGTTTAAACGCATTTTTTCGGTGAGCATAGGTCTCACATTGTACTTCTGAGTCATCATTTCTAAATATTGATCTAAAAAATCGTTCACCTCGGGGGAGTCTACGCGCGCGCGCGTTTCTTTCCCCTTATTTAATTTCTTTTCATTCTTTACTTTCTTTATATGTGTGCTGTCCGTTGTGCGGTCTGTTGTACGGTCTGTTGTACGGTCTGTTGTGCTGTCCGTTGGCCCTTCACTATCGTCACTAGATTGATATTTTGAATAATTTAAAATAGTTATGATACATCCTGTGCTGGCCTTTTTTTGCGTAATTGTGCCAACTTGTTCTAATATTTCTAAGCGACTTCTGATTATTCTTCTTGAGGTATCAAGATTTTTTGAAAGCTCAAGCGTACTCGTCAAAACCTCACCTCGCTTTATCGTTATTAAACGGCCTCGTTTGCAAATTAGTTGGCTATTTTTATAATTTGCCATGCAAATAAGCTCCAAAAGTAAGCCTTTTGCAAAAATGTCTAATTTTAATGACCATTCGTGACTGCAAATTTTACGATGAATTTTGACCCACCCTGACGTGTAACGCATAGAAAAATCCCATTTTCTATTGCACCGAGGGCAGCGCGGTGCTAAATTATTTTTACCGTGATTCTGCCCTAGTAAAGCAATCGCGGAAAAAATTAGGCTCAGGAGCTTAAAAACCTACTGGGCTTTGTTTTTTTGTAAATTACACAAAATTTCTGATTTTTGAAATTAAAATAATACCCCTGACTGGATAATAGACCACAATGCTAACAGGCCATCCTTTTGAGCAATGGTCATAGCTTTCCTTACTGACATGCCGCCAGTAATTTGGACGTGGGCTTTTTCAAACTTTAATGTCTCAAATCCGTGCTTGTGAAAAATAGCGTGCACCTGGTCCCAAGGCTGGCCTTTTTTCCAGGTCCAATTGCCATTTTCTTTAAAGCATAAATCAGCCGCGACACCGTATTGGTGCCAGCTCTGCCAACCCATTGCGTTTGTTACCTTATTGCCTTCCCGCGTACGCCCTTGCCCAAATAAAAAATCTTGGCGATCTGGACTCCTCAGCCCTTCGAATAGGGCCACATTTAAGCCAGCCTCATTACATTCTTGGATAGCTAACCTTAGCTTTTCACTAAAAAAAGGAGCTAATTTTGAATAGTCCCTATTTATTTTGTTTACATCTTTTGTGCTCATATTATATACCCCTTACACAATTTCCATTTGACAGGAGTGACTCAATGCAGACTGACGACAGGCGGCACAAAAACATTAACCTTATTTTACCATCGACATACAAAGAGCAGTTAACTGCTTGGGCCAAAAAAAATCAGTACAGCGTTACCTATGTGATTAGACAGGCAATCAGAGAATTTTTTGCAAAAAAAGGAGTAGATCTACCGTGACAACAGAGAATCAGAGTCAAAGCCTTGCAGCGATGCTTGACGTTGTAAGGCAAATGGAACGCCTCATAGATAC